AGTGTAGCATAAGCGAAAGTCTCGGTAACCTCTGCGGCTGCCTCAGCTTTTGATGCGTATTCGCCAAACTCGTTCCTGAATCGATTCACGGTCTTAATGGCTACTTCTCCAGCGAGCGCTAGGTCCGTGTCCATTGCGGTAGCGAATTGAACGATAGGCTCAGAAAGCCCGTCAATCTCCTTTACCGATATACCAAGCTTCTTTAACGAAACCTGCATGTTGCCGACTTCAGCAGCCGTAAAGATACTTGTCTCACCGAGCCTTCTGGCTTCGGCATTCAAGCCCTGAACGCCCTTTGTGTCCCCGTCGGATAGGGCACGCAACTTCGCGGAAGCAAGGTCGAATTGAACAGCGGCTTCAGCAGCTTTGTAGCCTGCAGCCAAAAGACCCCCAGCTAGAGCGAACTGCATAGTCCGTCCTACCTGAGAGGCGATTGTGTTCATACCCGACAGTTGCGAGGAGGCTTTTCGGATACCCCTAGAGAACTGGGAAGTATCCGCGATGACCCTTGTAGTAACTGTATTAGATGCCATTATATTGTCTTAAACTTCTCTAGTAGTGCGTCAGCCGTTTCTTTGATTTCGGCTGCGGACTGCATTTGAGAATATGGGTGGAATTGTTCACTAGTGAATGTTCTCCCCTTAGGTGATTTGCTGTTCGCGTACATGGCCATGAGGGAGGCCGTGTGGTTCCACGACATCTTATCCTGCTCCATACGACCCGCGATTGAGGATGAGACTTCAGCTAACGTCATGTCCCAAAAAGAAAAGGGGCTCACGCCCGCCCTCAACGACTCATGATAGAATTCGTTAAGAGAAGGTATGCGCCCCTCTTTCTTATCCCCTACTACTTTTTTTCGTCATCCATCGCAAGGGCAATTGCCTCTGCAATGTTCTCTAGCTCCCCTGAGTCTAGAACGAGCGCGATAAACATCTCTTTGTTCATCTTGAACGGCTTACCGTTCTGTACGTGCCAGTTGATGCACGAGTAGTATGCGATTGTTGGAAGAGAAGTGAGTGGGTCTTCAGAAGTCCACTTGTCGAAACTCTCCAGCTTAATTTTCTCGCCTTGGAGAACGAGACGAAGGGCATTCATTGTGAAAAGAGCGTTATGCGTCTTCTTTCCAGCAACTACGCTGAACTCGCCTCGGAAATTGTTTTTAGTAATCATGGTTGTGTGTTTAGTAGGGAAAAAAAGGGGGAGACTAAATCGCCTCCCCCACTAAGGATTATCCTTTGTACAAATCTCCGTAGCCCTTGAGGCCAGCAGAGTATGTAGACAGGTCGTCAACACCGCCTGTCAAAGACGCTGATTCAACCAAAGCTTGACCGATGTAGAACGCTTCGTTGGTTCCTGCGTTCGTGTCAGTTGTGAACTTGCAGATGACAAACTGTTGGTTACGTGCTGCATCAACGATTGTTGTTGCAGAACCAGAACCGGCAGTCAAATCGAGCAATCCGTCAACGTTCATGTTCCAGCTAAACGCACCTGAAGCGATGTAGTTAGTAGATGCACCTGAACCGTTACGAGCTGCTACCTCATTGATAGTAGATGAAGCGTCCAATGTGCTGCTAGTTGTTGCTGCGAGCAGAACCAAATCGCTAGTGGCATCAGAACCAGTACCTGCTGTGTTCAATCCGATAGAGTTGAATACTCCGGCAGAGGTCTTGGAAATCCAATACTCACCGGTACCTACTCCAGTAGGGACTGTAGTTGAGAAAGATGCTTCCTCTACTATTACGAGTGGTGCTGTTACGACCCCGTTGAGAGCGTAGACGCCCATCGCGTTACTTGAAACTGTAGACATTTATTTTGTTATTTAAAGATTCTTCTTGCGAAGTCTTGGGTTACTTTGTTAAATTCTGTGCGTAGTAAAGCAGCTACGCGTCTGTTTTTTGATGCGAACCTTTCGTAGAATGGAATCCTAGGAATGTTCTTTATTTGTCTAGCGGGTGAGGCGAAAAACTTAGCTAGCCATCCACCGTTGTGTCCCTTCCCTTTAGGGGCGACCTTGCGTCCGTAGATACCTCTTCGCTTGCCTTTTATCTTATAGTTACCGAACGGGTCCTGCATACGTCCTTGACTTCGTTTGAGAAACTTATACATCCATCCGCCGTTGACAGCTTCCTGCCACGGTTTCACGGACCTACGTAAAGCTTGGTCGACTCGCTTCTCTACTGTCTTCTGGTCAAAGATTACAGCGTACTGATTCATTTGTCGTTCCCACTTTCTCACCTCCTTGGTGTCAATTCGTATCTTGTTTCCGTTGAATGCCATTAGACGATGTTATAGGTTAACTCTTGAGTCACGTTATCGGGCAATACCTCGAGCGCAACAGTAGGTTCCATCGTGATAGCGAACTTGATAGTCCCACCGACATACGAGGTCATTTCCTCGGCAGTAGGAGCCGTGTCAGTCCACGTCCAACCAGCTAAAGCATCCACTGTTCCGTAGTTCGTTGTGAACTTAGCGGTCCAATCTTCCTCCGTTTCATCTCCGTCCACCCACCCTTCAGGGTAGTATGTGGCAGCGATGGTCTGGACTGTTTGCCCGTTAGTCATCGGTAGGTCATCCACGTCAACGGTTCGACCGTCCACCATGACGATATTGGTTGGTGAGTCCGGCATCTTCCAGAACACGATAGGTAGAGCATGCTCCGATATCTTGTACTGCAGTCGTCCGTTAGAAGCGTGTCTAAACGAGTCATTAGCCCATACAGGTAGTTGCCTAGCGAAGTTGCTCATAAGGGCTGCGTGAGTAATCAGCTTGGCCGTTGTTGCGCTCTCTTCTACCGCCACCCACTCGTGTTCCATATCAGCCCAGAAGTATCCGTAAGGAAGGTCTGTGCGAGCGCCCGCGAGTGTGTATGATAGTAGGCTTGTTGGGTTAACCTTGAGCTCTGTCTTATTGATAGAGATGTTAGCCTGCAGTTTAACTGCGTAGTTTGTCGGTGGATACACATCGTAGTACGTATCGTTGTTGGCCATAACGGTGATTCCGTTGTAGCTAATCCTGAAGTTATCCTCTTCCCCTTTTCCCTGAGCCTCCATGTTCTTAGAGCCATACCGGCCTTCTAAATCGGGGTCTCCGAAACCAGAGTTACGCGAGCGTATCTCGTAGTTGGGGTTAAAGGGTGCAGTGATTGGAATGACATGTACTTCTTGTACTCCAAGCACTTCTTTGTTTCCAAATTGCCACACGCTGTTCTTGGGCCAAGCGACCCGCCCCTCCCAATTCTCTAGGGAGTTGTCAGACGGTAAACCGAACTCGGTGTCGTCGTCCCTCATTTCAGCCCGAATCTTCAGCAGCTTGCCGTTCCCTTCGTACTGTATAGAGTATATTCTAAACTTAGCTCCGTCAAAGTATATGTAGTCCTCGAATTTCAATCCCGCGAAAAAGCGACATAGAATTTCAGCTTTAATCTTACCGGTGCGCTGCATGTGAATCTCTTCCTCAGAGGCTCCGGCAGATGGCGTTCCGATATACTTAAAGGCCGCCCATACATTCTCTCTGACCACAGTTGTCGTGTTGGCCACGGCACCTACGCTGTCGACAGTCGTCCCCTTCCTGTAGAAGGAGATTTGGTTTCTCATTGATGATGGTGTAGCTCTTGACATATCAGAAGTGTCTTACTGATGATATAAGCCGTGCAACACCCTCTTTAACCTCTGTGGTGATACCACCTAGGAATTCAGCCTCTCTCTGCGTGTCGTAGTGACCCACTAGGAGTAACGCAGCTTGTGTGTATTGTTTTGGTAAATCCTTTACATTGTCACCGCCTAGCAGCACAAGTCGGATTAAGTCGTAGTCGTATTCAGATTCGCGGTCAGCAGGCAGTGAAGCCTTCTGTAGGTCGACCTGAATAGGGTAGCCCGTGTTTCGCACACGACCAGTAGTCATAGGCTGCCATGCACCGGTGTTGTCTAGATACTCGAAGGTATCGACAGTGTAGTCTCCAGTGACGTTATGCAGCTTGTGCATGGACCCGATGTCGGTGTCGTCAAAGTAAACCGTTACGGTAGCTAGCTTCACAGCTTGCGAAGCGAAATCGCTTTCAGTAACTTCAGTGGTAGCAGGTGTTGATGAACAGAACACTCTGTCCGTAATGGCTCTCATGTACTCTACAGCAGCTCCCATATATGTCTCGATGAGCTCTTCAGCTTCACCATAGTTGTAACGCAGGTGCTTACGAACAATGTCGTATGGCACTAAGTCTTCCGCGTAATAGTTGGAGGTTTTTGTTATTTTCATTTTGCCGAGATTGAACCCGTTGCAGTTTCGAACTACGCACCCCGTAAAACTACGCGGGCTCTGACATCAGACGGGTTGAAGGGGGAACAGGGGGGCCTCATGAAAGCCCCCCATCCCTAAAAACTAAACTAGATTATGCAGCAGTTACGCCGATGATGCCAGCAGACTGCAACGTAGCAACGTCACGGTAAGTGTTAGCAATCAATCGAACCACTCCTTTATGTGCATCAGTGTAAGGGTCAACAATCAAGTTAAGACCACCCCACTGTCCGGTAACTACTTGGGTCTTGTCAAAAGCGAAAGCAACTCCGTCACCTACTTGGCTAGAAATCTCAGCGTCATATCCGATAACAGAACGACGTCCGTTAGGAGAGTTCGCGAACAAGTTTCCAGAACCAGCATCCAAAGACAAGCTACGGAAGGTACGGAAAGCACCAGCAGAAGTCAAAAACTGAATGTCGTTCAAGTCAACGTCAGCAGCCAACAATGCCTCCTCCATATCGAGAGGGTTGTAAGTTGTAGCGTTGTATGCAGAGCTAGTGTCAACCGCGTCAATAGCAGTGATGATAGCAGCGTTGAATACCTTGTCCAAAGCGCGCTGGATGTCCATCTGAATGAAGGAAGACATATCAGCACCAGACTGAGCCAACATCTGCTGAGTAACACCTACGTGTGCACCATAACGGTTAGGGCTCAAAGTGACTTCAGTGAAAGCAGGCAATGCTTCAGTCTTCTGTACACCTTCAGCTACAGCAGCAGCGGCAGTCAAAGTAGATTGAACTTGCATAGAAACGTCTCCGTTCAAGTTAGACAAGTTGCGCAATCCCATGCGAGATGCGATGTCGTTTGGAGCATACTTTGCAGTGATTCCATCATCGTCAACACCGATACCAGTGCCAGAAGCAGTAGAACCAGAACCAACAGTTGCAGTACCCATAGAACGTACTACGAAGTCAGGGATATCAAATCCACCTGATGTAGAAACGCCAGCACCTTTAAACTGTGAGCGACCTTCTTGGGCCATCTCAGCTTCAACACCCGTCAACTTGCCGCTAGCAGCTTCCTTGACGAACTTGCCGAAGTCAAAGGACTTTGCGGCGCGGGCCTCAGTATCACCGAGGTTTTGTGCTACCGCAGGGGCAGCGTTTAAGTTATTTTCCATTTTGGAATTGTTTGTAAAATTACGAGCTTCAGCTTCCTGCGGCTCATTTGGGTTATTTTCTTTTTCTTCTTCCTCAGCAGGCTCCTCTTCAGGCTCCTCCTCAGCAGGCACCTCTTCAGGCTCCTCTTCAACTAAAATCTCTTCAGCGGCCTCCTCAGCGACAATCTCTTCCTCGATGACCTCTGGGGCCTCTTCGACGAGAACGTCCTCTACAGGTGCCTCTACAGGAGCCTCAGCCATCTCTACCGGAATCTCAACCTCTAGGGCTGCTTCCATAGAACGCAAAGCAACCTCAGTGGTTGGATACGCTCCTTGTGTAGTTGGTGAGACATCAAACAGGGTTCCGACAGATGTGATTGTGCGTAAATGCACACCGCCATCGCGTCGCTCCCAATCGTCACCTTCAACAGTAAAGCCGAAGCTAGATGTTGATACGTTGCCCATACGGATGTTCTCCGCGAGGTCTTTAGCGTATGACTGGTCACCCAGCTCGAAACTGTACCGAAGTCCAACCTCATCGACTTCTAAGGAAAGTCCCTTACCCATTCGGGCGAGAGGCATATTCCAGTCGTGGTTAAACAAAGCAACAGTGTTGCTCATGTCAGTACCGTCAAACGCACCTCGAGCAACTTTCTCAGCGAACTGGCCGCCGATAGTAGTCTCATCGTCGAACCTTGCAGCGTACCCTTCAACAACGGTCTTGCCGTCGTTAGAGCGAACTTCAAAGTTTGAGTTCAGAAACCTTTTCTCTTGATTATTCATTTGAATTGGTTTTTGTTATGCGATGTTCTTCCAGTTAACAGAAGCAATCGCTGTAGCAGCGACCGTGGCGTGATGACCAACTCCTAACTGATATGTCGCCTTACCAACTCGAAACAAGCCAGCGCCTGTTGTCTCGTTAGCTCGGACTGTGCCGTTCGCTTGTGCAGCAACGAATAGGGCAGCGATTGCGTCGCGCCGTACCTCATCGATGTTTGGAAGCATCTCTGCGACCGCAACCTTGCACTGTGCTAGTGTTGGCACAGAACCACTTGACAGCGTACTGAAGATAGGGAGCGCAACAGGTGCGTCCTTAACTCCCGTAGCTGATGTGGCACCTGTCTTGCGTACATTCTGTACACCAAATGCGTATATAGCCATTTTGTTTGTTTTTTATTAACTGCCGCAGTTCTCACACTCTTCAGGTGAGTCCGTGTTGCAGGTTAGTGTTCCGTCCTTTAACTTCTGATTGGATTCCTTTAGTTTTTGGGAATCTAGGAAGCTGATGTCGAAATCTTCTTCGTTACTCATCGTTATCGGACTTTGCTTGATTATCAATCTCTTTACTCTCTTCGTTGTCAGCGCCGCCGTTGCCGTTTTCGTTGGGCTCAGGTTTCGTCACAATCTGCTCTGCGTATTCTCCCATCTTAGATAGTGGAATCTGGTTGAGCTGTATGTGATGTTCGCTTCCTCCTTCTACCGGCCCGAGGCCCTCCTTTGACCTGACTTCGTTTATATTAAAAACTCCATCATTCAACATGGAATGGTAGTAGCTAGCGCGTGACGTAGAGTCAGCACGTAATAGAGAGTCAACGTTGAATCTGCATGAGATTGAGTCGTCCTTCTTGAGGAACTTGCGCTCAACCTCTAATTCAATCCGACGTACCCAAGGTAGGATACACCCTTGAAAGAACTGCAACTGCTGCTGCTCGTAGTTAGAGTAAGCTGTGTTGCCATCCATACCAATCATTGCTGGAGGTACCTGATAGAAACGTGCAATCTCGTTAGTCGAGTAGTTTTTGGATTCAAGGAATTGCAACTGGTCAAGTGGCACAGACAATGGTTGGTAGTTAAACCCTCCACCTAGGATTGCAATCTTGTGAGCGTTCTTACTGCCCATGTACTCGCTTCTCCATCGGTCTGCAGCTTGAGTCATCTGCTCTAGGCTTAACGGCTCCTTAGTAGTCAGGATACCACCCAGCATGCCTCCGTTCTCAAAGAACGTAGCGCCGAAGTCTTGTACAGACTTTGCGGTCTTTAGATTCTGAAGTTGAACCCGTGTTGGATTCTCGCCTCGGAATGCCTTAATCTCTAACATCCGGTCCTGTGGGACGGCTGTTGGTGACTCAGGGTATTTGTACCACTTCTTTCCAGTGGAACGGTCAATCGTGAATGTTACCTTATCTGCGGGTATCCAGTAGATTTCTTTCTCGTCTGGAGTAATCAACCCGAATCCCGTTCCGTATAGGAGGGAGTCGGAGATAATCATCTGCCAGAACTCATAAGCTCCCATGAATGGGTTAGGCTCTACTGCTAACGCCCGTTGAGCAGGATGCTTGTGAAGCGGCTCGCGAGAGCCGTCTTCGGCGATTTTTTCAACGTTAGCGTCCATACTCGCGATGGTATCAGCTATCTTGCTCACGCATGCGTAAACAGCGGCTAGCTGTAGAGAATCATTACCGACTGCCAAAGTAGTGCCGCCACTGATACTGTTCAACCAACCATTGCTGGCTGTGCTGAAGTTAATCGGCGCGTTACGTACTTCTTCCTTTCGGTTAAAGATTCGCTGGAATATGTTCTTCTGTTGGGACATGTTTATATAGTACGATTTAATTACGGGTTATGGCAACTTTTAAAGGCCAACTACCGACATGAAAAATTCAAAGTCTTGGACGTCGTCCTCCTCGAATGTCAGCATCTCTCCAATGGCCATGATACCAGCAACTACGCCGTCAATCTTGTCACCGGACTTTGCCTTGTCAACCTTGATGTTACCAGACGGGTCTGGCTTGATTACAACATTGCTCATCATCCAACGGAGCACCTCATCGCCACCATGAAACAGCTTGCCCTCTAGAGCTAGCTTCTCCCATGCTTTGGAAGGGAACGACATAGAGGCGTACCCTTGACCGAACGGGTCACACATGACACCGTCACCTTCTAGGTCGCGTATGAGCGACAGGGAGTTCCACCTATCATAGGCTATGCCCTTGATTTGGTACTTCTCCATAAGGTTGTCAGGGTCGTAGCGAACACGTCCGTCCTCAATGTAGCTTCCACTTATCATTCGGCGTATCACGTTATAGTCCGTGACGTTGCCTGTTGTTATGTGCACATTAGGGAACTCATGGATGCGTGAGTAGATATGGTTGGCGTCCTTCTCTTGGCGGCGCTTCACAGCGCGTTCAGGGAGGAAGTAGTGAACCTCGACACCTACACCGGTGTGAATGTCTCCAGTTCCGATAGCGAGTGCCGTGATGTCATCTGTAGCAGCAAGGTCGAGACCTAGGTAAGCGACAGGTTTCTCCGTCTTAGGGTCCAGCACGTTACCTGTTGAGGGTAACTGACAGTTCTCTTCTGACATCCAAACCTCGTCTTCTACCCAAATGTCCTCTGCGCCCACAAATAGGTTACAATGTTTCACTTGGAACTCAGTTATGTTCCTACCGCCGTACAATTTGGCGTTCGCGCACTGTTTCTTCAGATAATCCAAAGATATGGACGCGCCAAGTCCAGCGTTAGCTTTTGGCCACACTTCTGGGTCGTCCCATGCGTCTCCTTCGTCAATTTCGTAACAAAGGAACAATAAGTTGTCGTTTTCGGCTATTCCGTCCATAACAGCCTTACCACCGCGAACAAACTCGGTAGCAATGCCATCCATGACGAAACCAGCAGTAGAAATGGCCAACATGAGGGGAGATTTCCTACTTCCCATAGATGAGGCCAGTACACGGTACAATTCGCCGTCTTTCATGGCGTGCATCTCGTCGACACAGCCAATATTAAGGGAAAGTCCGTCCAAAGTGTTCGCATCTGATGAAATTGGCTTGATAATGCAGTCTTTAGGGCCGTGAATCTCTTGTCTGTTCGCCGTGAAGCGCTTGGACAGAGGCTTGCTCTTCTGGACACATCTGCGTATCTCATCAAACACTTCCTTGGCTTGGTCACGTTTCGTTGCCGCTGTAACGAACTGAGAGGCCCCGTCACCGTCTAAAACGGCCATAGCGAGGATAATAGCAGCAGCTAACTGGGATTTACCCGATTTACGTGCCACAAAGAAGTGCGCGGTGGTAAAACGACGCTTTTTGACGTCATCTTGGTGAACCCAACCGAAAAGCTGCCCCATAAAGGCCACTTGCCAGTCAGAAAGGATGAATGGCTTACCAGCCCACTCTCCTCTGGTGTGAACACACACCGTTTCTATAAATTGGACGTAACGAGCAGCCTCCGTCGGGTCAAAAACCCAAGGGAAGCTGTCGTCTGTCTCAACTCTGCCTAAATCATTCTCAAATCGCTGGTATGCCTTCTTGATGTAGTACCCAGCGACAATATCACCTGATAGGACGCCATCGACGTAGTCCCACATGCGATTCAAGGTGTCGAGCTTAATCGACAAGCCCGTCTATTGTGTCTCCATCCGCTTGCTTGCTATTTGCAGCAGCAGCGTTCACCGAAGCACCCATCATGCGGGCTCGGTCCATAGGAGATAGTCCCAGCTTCGCGCTGAGTTTAGATACCTCACCCTGCACTTTCGCAAGGGCGGACATCTTGCCGCTAACATTTGAGGTTCCATTATCGTAAACTTGTACGATGTCGTCGATGGTTTGAATCTCGCGTGATAACATAACGAACATAGAGAGGTTTTTGGCCAACATGGTAATAGTCACCACATCAACCGACTCGAGCAACCCGCTTTTGTGCAGGTAGTCTAACACCATAGTGAACATCTGCTGCCCTTCGTCGTCCAGAGACACGATTGGCTTGAGCGATGAGGTCACACCGGTGTCCTTCTTTACGACCTTGGCAACGTCAGCTTTCGCTTCTGATGTCTGGGCTCGCATCTTTTGTAGGAGTGTGGATTTATTTGCCATATTAGTATTTGGTAAGCTTACATGTTACGGCGGCTACATAGCCATCCTCGTCGTTGTACTCCATAGAGCGTGAACCAACGTGTAAGTGGTAACTGTGGTTTTCTGAAACGGTGATATCCGCAACCCCTGTAATGCCCGCGCCTTGGCTCGCATCGAATAGGGCGTTGTATATCCTGTCTGCTAAACTAGCGCAGGTAGTGTATCGGTTTGCGAAGCAGTAGGCAATCATGCTGAATGAGTCGATGCCTTCGTCTGCGTATTGGTCAACACCGCCCAGTTGCTGGACGATGACTTCGGTGCCATTGACACCTTGGAACCGGTCGCCTACGGAGACCGTAACACCGCTTGTTCCTGCGATGATAGCGGCTTTTACTGCTCCATAGAATCCGGCGTGTGCTGTATATAAGCTCATGGTAAATTTTCGTATAAGTCGAAGTATTCACAGATGATGTCGGCGCACTCCTCGAAGCCATGTGCAATCTCTGCACGCCAGCCTCTCGAGTTCAGTGATTGTGCCCACTCCTTCTGTTCTTCGGATGCACGGCCTTTGGTGGTCTTAACCTCTAGGGCTAAACCTACGTACATGGACCGTGGCTCAAAGATTAGTAAGTCTGGAATTCCCTTCTTGTACCCTGACTGCTTCATCTTGATGGCTGTGCCCATAGCGAGGCGCACACCACCAACGGTAGCAGAATATAAGGGCGTGGGTTCGATGGACTCAAGGAGACCCACCAGAGCACATTGTATGTCGTGCTCTGGTGAACCGTTTTTCCTTGTCGGGATTTTTCCATCGACGTACCACGTAGGTGAGTCTTTCATGGTTGTTACCTTGATTGTGTCACTCGACTACTGCTGCAGCGTTAACGATAAGCCACTCAACAGAGGTGTCGTCCTCATCAATGTCAATTTCAAAATAATGGTCCGAAGTGTGGGCGACGCTGAGGTTGGTGCAGTAGTCTTCCGCTACGTCGTTGATGTATTGCTCAAAAGCGTTACAGTCGGTTTCGCTCCAACCCAGTGTAGGGATTGCTATAGTTTTCATTTGTTAAGTTTTTCAATTGTTTTTCTTCTTAAAAAATCGACCCAGTCTTCGATAGTCTTGTAGTAGATTCCATTGGCGTCATAGGCAGCTCTTCGTGAGTTGCATGACCTGCATGAGCCTACAATGTTAGTCGGGTCGTATGGGCTAACACCTTCTTGCTCGCATCGGTTTAAAGGAATGACGTGGTCGGCATCCGTTGCTGGTGTAACCTTCGCTAGGTGGAGGCACCATACGCAAGTCGGGTCCCTGTGAAGGACCGACTCTCGAACAGCACGCCACGTAGAACTTTTGTAGAAGGTTGAGTCGTTCGTTCCTGTGAAGGGTCGTATAAGCTTTTGAGTCTCTTTATTACGTCTGTTCCGTCCTGCTTTTTTAGCAATCCACGGCTTGCGTCTAGAGTTTCTCTTAATATCCATTTTATTTGTCCCTTTTGGGATACTTATATAGTACGATATTTATACGGGTTATGGCAAAAAAGGGTTTAAAACAACCTATGGGAGCGTTTTGGATAGCTGTTTGGAGATTTGAGACGCTCTGTAGGCCTACGGGAATAGGGTGGGAGACTAGGAGACCAGAAATGCCAATCCTTTCTTTATATACAAGGGATGTACAGTTCTCTGTTTATCCTCTATCTACCCCTAAGGGGAGACCTTATATATATACTTTATGTTTTCTATGTCTCCTGCTCTCCGAGCTAGTACTGGCGGGGCCTTCAGGCGTTTTTTTTCTCTCCACTTGTTCTCCCATTGGTCTCCCTCCTAACTTTCGAAAAGTTTTTTGGGATAACGTTAACTACTTCGTAAACCCTTGATTTTCAGTTAGTTAAAATCGCCCCGCGAGGTCCCCAAAAACTAAAGTACCGTAGAAAAGAACCCCCCCTGCCCGAATATCTAACGCGGCTCTATAAAAC